GGCTATTAAAGGCTCAATGGCGTATCGAAAACGTGGAGCGCGTCGTGAGACGAATCTAAAACAAGATGAACGAATGCAAGAAAAAGAAGATAGCAAGAACATTAATAATGACAGTCCTAAATCACAATTATCAGAAAAAGTATTATCTAAGAAAGAAGAGATAATTACAGATAATCAAGAAGAAGTTAAGATATCTGATGAGGTAAAAAAATCTAATAAAGAAGAATCGAAACAGTTGTTAGAAGTACTTAAAACAAAAGAGGAACATCAAAAAGAAGTTCAGTATGAAATATTACAAAAAACTATCCCTACATTTGAACCAAAAGAGTCAATACTCAAAAAATTAGAAGACATAAAACCAGAACAAGCAAAGAAACAAACTAAACTGTTTCGAATATTTGAACCGAAACAATTGCCTATTTATAGAGCTAATGGAGAAAGAGAGCTTCGTAATAGATGGTATTGGAAATTGAAACGAGATACTCTTCCTGATGGAGATTATGATGTTAGAGAGTATTTTTTAAATTTATATGATCAAGTATTAATGGAAATGCCGGATTATCTATTACTTAAAGATATGGCTGTAGAGAATAAAAATTCAAGGGATGCTGGCAAAGTAGTTGATTCTGAAACAGCCGCAATATGCGATGCTATTTTTCAAGATGAAGAAACCGAAGGTGCAGTAAGAAGATTCATAGCTGAGATGAGACAACGAGTTCAAGCTGATCGAAATGTAGTCAATTATCCATCTATATTGCATCCAATTGACCATGCGTTTAACGAATACTTCTTACAACATCAGTTGGTAGAACCATTAAATAATGATATCATTTTCAATTACATACCAGAGAGAATAAGAAATGATGTCAACTATATATTAAATATGGACAGGAATTTACCGTCTACTGCTAGATATATCAGACCAAACTTGCTACAAGATAGGTTAAATTTACATGATAATTTTGAGTCACTCTGGGATACTATAACTACATCTAATTATATTTTAGCAAGATCTGTGGTGCCAGACCTAAAAGAATTAGTATCTACTGAGGCACAAATCCAGAAAATGTCACAAGATTTGCAATTGGAAGCTTTGACAATACAATCAGAGACTCAGTTTTTAACAGGTATAAACTCACAAGCCGCTAATGATTGTTTTAAAACTTTGATTGCTGCTATGTTGAGTCAGAGAACCATGTCATTAGATTTCGTAACGACAAATTACATGTCACTTATTTCAGGCATGTGGTTACTCACTGTGATTCCAAATGATATGTTTATAAGAGAATCATTAGTAGCATGTCAACTAGCCATAATAAATACCATTGTTTATCCGGCATTCGGAATGCAAAGAATGCATTATAGGAATGGTGATCCACAGACTCCCTTTCAAATTGCAGAGCAACAGATTCAAAATTTTCAGGTAGCTAATTGGTTACATTTTGTTAATTATAATCAGTTTAGACAAGTAGTGATTGATGGAGTGTTAAATCAAGTCTTGAATGATAATATAAGAAATGGTCATGTAGTCAACCAATTAATGGAAGCTCTGATGCAATTATCTAGACAACAGTTTCCCACAATGCCAGTTGATTATAAAAGATCTATACAGAGAGGAATTTTGCTGCTTTCTAACAGACTTGGTCAGCTTGTCGATTTAACAAGATTGTTATCATACAATTATGAGACATTAATGGCATGCATAACAATGAATATGCAGCATGTTCAAACATTAACAACTGAAAAATTGCAATTAACATCAGTAACATCATTATGTATGCTAATTGGAAATGCTACGGTTATACCGAGTCCGCAAACATTGTTCCATTACTATAATGTGAATGTCAATTTTCATTCAAATTATAATGAAAGAATTAATGACGCAGTTGCAATTATAACTGCGGCAAATAGATTAAATTTATATCAAAAGAAAATGAAATCAATAGTTGAGGACTTTCTGAAAAGATTACAGATATTTGATGTTGCGAGAGTACCAGATGACCAAATGTATAGATTGAGAGATAGATTAAGACTATTACCAGTTGAAATAAGAAGATTAGATATTTTTAATTTGATAGCAATGAATATGGAACAGATTGAACGTGCATCAGATAAAATTGCACAAGGAGTTATAATAGCATACCGAGATATGCAGTTAGAACGAGATGAGATGTATGGTTACGTCAATATTGCCAGAAACTTGGACGGATTTCAACAAATAAATCTTGAAGAATTGATGAGATCAGGAGATTATGCTCAAATTACTAACATGCTACTTAATAATCAACCAGTAGCTTTAGTTGGAGCGCTACCATTTATAACGGATTCATCAGTGATTTCGTTAATAGCTAAACTAGATGCAACCGTTTTTGCACAGATTGTCAAACTTAGAAAGGTCGACACGTTAAAACCCATCCTATATAAGATAAATTCAGATTCTAATGACTTTTATTTGGTGGCTAATTATGATTGGATTCCTACATCTACTACAAAAGTGTATAAACAAGTTCCACAACAATTTGATTTTAGAGCGTCAATGCATATGTTAACGTCTAACCTAACATTTACCGTATATTCAGATTTGCTTGCGTTCGTTTCAGCTGATACTGTTGAACCAATTAATGCTGTTGCTTTTGATAATATGCGCATCATGAACGAACTGTAAACGCCAACCCCATTGTGGAGATATGACC